AGTTTTTCCTCGGCAATTTCCGAGAACGGCATCTTGGCATAGTCCTCGATTTCGGCGATTTCGCCTAGGGTGATGTCCTCAAAGTCCATTTGTTTGAAAGCCTTTCTGCTTTATGTATGTGTTGAGTTGGAAGTTCAAGAGTCTGACCATTGCTGGCTTCATCTTGTTTCGTGCTTTGACAATGTAAGGGTTTTTCTTTCCTCTGACAGTTGTACGCCATACTCGCGTACCATTTTGTGCCGCGCGACCTGCAACCCGATAGGTTCCCATCGAGACGGCCCGACCGTATTGCACACCAGTCGTAACTTGCTTTGTAACGCCCTTCTCGATGACGTTCCTGACTCTTGCTGATCCTGCAACAACCAGACCACCAAACACCATTCGAGAATCAACACCGCCAGTTACTTTGTTCTTGATGAACGCTTTCTTTGATGCGTAACCGCGAACCGATAATGCCAAACTGCCTGTTATGACCGGGGCGTTTCGGCTAGCCTCTTTGGCGGCCATGATTGCTGACTGCTTGACCCATTTTTCAAACAGGTTCCGATCTCCACCCATTTGCAAGAATTTCTGCCGGGTTTCGTTCAGTCCTTTGATGTAGGTACGGCCTTTGGTGTCCTCAAGGAGATAAATCCCCTCACGAGAGCCAGCAATGACCGTACCCACAATTCAGGCCTTACGGTGTGGTGTCGAGCGTTACTTCTCCAACAATGTCCATGCGGACACCGTCGAATGCGAACGTGCCGTCTGCCGACGCTTCTCCACCGAGTTGGAACGCACCCTTGGCAGGGATACGAACGGTTCCGGTGAAGTGCGGCTTGTCAGCCGATGCGGTTGCGTTTCCGTGAGGTGCATAAATGAATGCTTCCTCGTTTCCCGCGCCAGCCCACATTGCGCGCCAGAACGAGGCGGCTTCTGTTGACTGCACACCGGACACGGTGAAGTAGAAATCGCGACGGCCACCGAGCGATGCGTCGTAGAACGTGGTTACGTCTGCTGAAGCATCCTCCGACTGCATGACAACCGACGAGAAATCCGCCCAGTAGTCCGTGCCGTCAATGGAAAGCAACAGAGCGTTTGCTTTGATACGAGTCGATGTTGCCATCGTGTTCTCCTTAGAGTTGAGTGTTTTGGTAAACGGTGATTTTGGTGGACAAGTAATCGGCACCGCTGATGTCAATCATTGACGGTGCGCCAACCGACGAAGCATAGAACCCGGTTGCGTCGCTGATTGCTTCAAGTGTTGAATCAGTCAGGTCGTCAAGTGCGGTGATCATGGTTTCGTTGGCCGCGTTAGCGACAATGAGTGTGACATCAAAGCCGACTCGGAATGAACCGAAGGTGTCGCCAGAAACAACCCAGTCACCTGACGGCACAAGAATGCCGACTGGTGGTGTGACACGTTCCGGGGTAAACGCAAACACACGCAAACCAGCATCCGTGAGAATGTCGGTCAGCGCAGTTCGTGCGGCACCAATCATGCAACACCCAAACCAACATAGGGTGTGAGCAACGGGTACGCACCAATCATCGGGTCACGGGCTACTCGCACCGCCGAACCACCATCAAGGGTTGCAAACTGCGCAATACCGTTGGGGGCAGAACGGCGGTGGAATAGTTCCGATCCACATTCAATCTTGGCCCGCAGTAAAACATCTGCGTTGACCGTGGCAGTCCCGACGAAAGCCACCACAAGCGCGGTGGCCTCCGACCAGCAACGGTTGACAAACGCATCGTCGGAGTCAGGTGCCCCAACATACGCTTTCAAGGCGTCGTAAACTGCCATGGGTTACTAGATGACGACGGGGATGATGAACGAGGGGTACTCGTCAGCGGTTGCCGTGTAGGTCGAGAGCGAGAATGCCTCGGACAGGTTGATTGCGTTCTCCTGCGAGAGACGCAGCGCACCAGACGTGTACTGGCGGAGAGCCAGCGACGAAACGAATGCACACTCATCCTGGTTGGTGGGGTGCAAATTGGCATCCACAACAATCGGGATTCCTGCGATGGATCCGCGGAGTCCGGAGACGTTTGCCGAACCGACTGCACCGAGGTTTTCACCAGCGAAGGAGATGACCGGGGTTCCGTCGAGTGCCAGCAACTGCTTGAAAGTGAGTTTGTCAACGATGAGTGCGTCAATCTGCACACCGTTGGGCTCGAAGTACGTTGCCGCTGCGTCGGCAAGTGCGCCGACCCATCCGTCGTAGGTGTTTGCCGAGAGGGTTACTTCGTTGTTGGCTGCACGCTGGGAGGTTACAACTGCCTTGTAGGCGGTGCGCAACTGACCAGCAAGTGCCTTGCCGAGTTGGATGGCCTGCATGCGGAGAACGCTGTTCAAGTAGTCCACCGAACTGCGGTCGATTACCTGACGCGAGAGTTCGCTGTAGTTTCCGACCGTGATGATGTTTTCGGTCTTGGTTTCCAGACGAAGTTCGCTGTAGCCAAGGTCGTCACCTTCGGCGGCCTGTGTGGCCGTACCGTCGGTCGTACCGTCAACTTGTGCGAAGGTGATGGTCATGCCGGTTGCCGGCGTGACACCGGTACCGAAAACGGAACCGAGTGGGTTGGCTGCCTCGACAAGACGGATCAGGTCAACGTCGATGGGGGTCGTGACGGAGTCAGCGGTTGTTGCGCCGGTGTAAGCGCGGTCGTAGATCTTGACTGCGTTTTCGTCGCCCTTTACGAGTTCGGCAAGAAAGTCGCCAGCCGAACGGTAGGTCGGGGCAGCAGCCTCGACCTTGTTGATGCCAGCAATTTCTCGCTCAAGCATCTGGATGGATTCGCGGACCTCGGCGAGGTCGGAATCCGTGGGAACTGTGGGTTCCATTGTTTCCTCCTGTGGAATTGCCGAGTCCGGAGTTTCCGGGTCGGTGTCGTTATCGCGGACTTCAGTCACAGATGCGTCTGAATACCACGGGAACGAAACTAGTGACACCTCACGCACGAATGCGTCAGTGACAATTCGAGTGCGGTCGTCGTTGACCTTGGAATCGCGCATAACGAAACCAACCGAGAACTTGTTGATGACACCATCCTCCAAAAGGGTGATGGCATCGAGTCCACGCGACGTTTCGCTGATGACGGCACGAATTTCAAACCCTGCTTCGGTGTGACGGCCCTCGGTGATTTTGCCGATGGGTTCTTTCTGATCGTGCTGCCACATCAGTTTCGCTTCAGGGTCAAGCGTGACCGAGTCGCGCGCAAACATCTCACCGTTCTCCAACGTGTCGTAAGGTACGGCGATGCCAGCAACCTCACGCTTGTCTTTGTCGGTGACGTGAAATTCCATTTCACGGGTTTCAATTGACTGCACTAAAATCTCCTCCAAGAGTCGGCATGTCCTCGATTGCGCGAACTTCGTCGATTGTCATCCACCCGGAGGCAATGGCAATCTGGTGCGCTTGGTAACGTGTAAGAGTGTCGGAACGCAGCAACGAGTCAACATTGATTTTGACCATGGTTCCGCGTGTCATCAGGTGGCTTAGTGCCGATTCGATTTCGACAATGTATTGCGAAAGCGTGTAGCGAACAAATCCCATTTGTTCTTGTTCCATATTCGAGTACGTCATCGAATTGCCGTCGACCGAAGCGAGAAGCATGTTTGCCGGAACGCCAAACAACCGGGCAATCTGTTGCACGTTGAATGCCTGCGCTTCAAGGAACATCGCGTCTCGTGGGTTCAGGTACATCGGCTGATACGTCAGGCCGTTACCGAGAACGGCCACACCGTTTTTAGCACCAGCGGTCAGGTTCCATGCATCCTTGGCGGCGGAGGCCTGATCTGGTGAAAGCATCTGGTCGGACTTCAACACACCGTTCGGGATACCCGAATCGGTAAACCACACCGAAGCGTAATCGCGTGTGTCGCGCGCGTTGAGAAGTTCTTTTTGCGCGGCCTGAATGGGTCCAAGACCGTAAACGTTGCCCGGTACACGCATCATCGCCAACTGCTGAATGTCGCGAAGTTCGTAACGCGTAATGCCACGGTAAACGTAGTAAAGCGCCGTACCGTAATCATCCGTCTGGATCATCATGTCAAATGGGTTCAGAACTTCAAGGTTGATGGTTTCGCCGCGACCGTTGCGACCAATAAGCCAGTAAGCGTTACCTGCGAGCGCCAGCGAGTTGATGGTTTGTTCCATCCAAACTTCGCGTGTGACTTTGATGTCCGGTTGGCGGATAACCAAAGGGGTGGGGGTCACTTCGGCGTCGTCACGGTAGACGTGAATGCCCAACTGCTTCATCGCGGTAGCGATGATAGACACGGAGCGGTAGACGGAAGCCAACGAGAGAGCGTCGTTGGTTGTGACCCCCGAAGTCGCCGAACGTGGCGGTGGGATAATCCCTGAACTGCGTTCCTCGAATCCGGGCGCAAAAGACTGCGCGATATCAAAGCCGCGCGTTGGATTTAGAAAATCTAAGAATCCCATTGATACCAGTATGGTACCTTTTCTGCACTAGTGCAATAAGTAGTTCAGGCGTGTCGTGGAGATGTTCGGAATCGAACCGAAGTCCGCCGCAATTCCCTTTAGGGTTTTACCGCGTCGAATAACCTATTCATCCCCTATTGGCACGAATCGCATTGCAAGAGATCCATGGGGTCCTGTGGTACTGCGTAGCCGTTTACGTTTTCATTTTCCATAAGAGAATCAGAATACCTGAAGCGGTTGTTCTCGCAAAGTATCCGCGCCGAACGTCGACAACAAAGTTGCCATGACGGCATCAATTTCGACGGCCGAGTCGCGCCGCGATACCCGGAACCCTTCGCCGACCATTTTGCGAACCGTGCGCGGAATCTGAATCGACAACAAAGGGTCGCCACCATGCTGAAGCGTCTTACGCGCCAAGCGCGCATAGAACAACGACGATGCGTTCACAACGTCGGCCAGCGTCGCAGTTTCAGCCGGGTAGCCACGAAGTTTCAGTTCTTTGTATAGATCGCGCAGCGTGTAACCGTCAACGATAATCGCGCGCGGTGAATGTGACATCAATTGACCGCAAATGAAAATCAGTTGTTCGAGTGACGGCTTGTTGATGCTGGCCACAAGTTCCGTATATATGACGTCATCGACCTTGACCGATACTGCGATGCTTGCATGTTCCCAGTCGGGTGTCCGGTCAACCGCAAACACAAACTCGCCCTGCGGCAGCTGCGCACCGAACGGTCGCTCACACTTCTGCCACAATTCTGGCGGAATGAAAGTCTTGTTGCCAGACTGAATAAACCTGTTCAGACGGTAACGAATAATGTCGTCTTTCGGCAAGGCCCGAACATCCGACAACAACAGTTTCGGATCTATACGGCCAGCCTGTAACGCAGGGTTCGCCTCCATCAGCAACCCAATAAGTTCGTCATCATCCTCCGGCACGACCGCTTCTGACGATTCCCAAATCCATGCGCCGAATCGGTCAAGGTCGCCAGCAATTGCTTTGTCAGCATTTTTGTAAAGACGGTCGAGCAATCCAGAATTTTCGTCGCCAGCCGTACTTATGCCGACGAGCAAACTGTCTTTTCTACTTCCGGTTCCGCTGGCGAGCGCATCCCACGTTTTCTCATTAACCAAGTGGACTTCATCGACAATGCCGACCGACACAGGAATACCCTGCAACGTGTTCGCGTTCGCCGCCTTGATCTCATACCGAGAACCGTCAAGCGTTTTGATACCACGCGTCTCCGTCAACTTGGACATGCGACGTTCCAACGCAGGGTTCGACGCAATCACACGTTGCACCCGGTCATAAACCAAACGCGCCTGTTCAGCCGTCGAAGCGACCCCAACATTGTACGAACCGACCTTGCGCAACAACGCCCAGATACCTAAGGCCCCAACAATTTCCGACTTGCCATTCTGACGGCCCATCGAAATAACACACGATCGCCAACGCAGTTCGCCAGTCGGCAACAACTCGGTAACGCGGCGCATCAACTCGACCTGCCAATCATCAAACTTAAAACCCGGAGTCGCAACCGACCAAGCCATCTCAATCGCAGGCAACAGTTTGTCAATCGACGACTCGAACGCATCCGTCAACGGTGGCGTGTAACGAGTCGGCGCAAACGTCATCGAGTAATCAATGCTTCAAGCGCATCAATCGGCGCACCATCCGGGGCAGAGTTCCGCAACATGCGCAAACCCTGCAAATACGACGACGACTTCGCGGCCGTGTATTCGTCATCAAGAGATTTCGCAGTTGCCAAACATAACGCCACAATCGCAGCGTGTTCCGCCCCAATCCAACTAAGCGAATCAAGTGTCATCTCAAGGGCCTTGCTATTTGATGTTGGCATATCGCGCCACGATGCGTTTGTCATGCTTTTCCTTGTCTGTGTTTTGCGCCGATTCCCAAACCTTTTTCTTTGATATGCGCGGCAGGCGGA